TGAAGAGGATTGGGTAGCACTTAACCGTCAATACGTAGAGCTGAAATCTGTAGATGACGAGAAGCGAATATTGATGGGTGCTGCATTAGTTCCTAACAAACAGATTTACCGTAAAGACAAAGAGAACGGTGAGTTTTATATTTACTTTTCTAGTCAAACAATTCGTAAAGCCTCAGAGCTATTCTTAAAGCGTAACAAGCAGAATAATGCTACCTACGAACACATGAAAGAGATTGACGGAATGAGTGTGGTAGAGAGTTGGATAATCGAAGACGAGGACAAAGATAAATCTAAACTGTACGGCTTTAGTTTGCCTGTAGGAACTTGGATGATATCAATGAAGGTAGACAATGACGAGGTGTGGAGCAAGGTGAAAGAAGGTGAGATTAAAGGCTTTAGTATTGAGGGATATTTTGAAAGTAAGACTGAGCTATCAAAAGACGAATATGTACTAGATGAGATTGTAAACATTCTTAAATCAATCCAATGAGCAGAAGATTTATAAATAGTCAATTTACTACTCAGGTTCAAGACGTAACTCCTGACGTAAAAGAGTTGAGCGTACCTGAAGAGGGAGCTTTAATAATGTGTGAGGGTATTTTGTATGTTGGTGTAGATAACGAATGGCAACGTTTGTATTCGTCTTTACCTAGCGGAACTAATATAGGTCTATTCGCACAGACTGGTAATGCTACAGCTATCACAAACACGGTTACCGAGACTACTTTAATTAACGGTGGTGTAGGTAGTCTATCTATACCAGCAAACGCATTTAATGTAGGAGATAGCTTCTCTGTAAGTATGGGAGGAGTTGTATCTTCTGCTAACAACAATACTTTAAGAGTTAGAGTTAAAGCTGGTTCAATAGTTTTAGGAGATACTGGACTTATCACCATGCCGTCTACGACTAACAAAAAATGGGACTTAGAAGTTCGTTTCACAGTTCGTCAAATAGGTACTGCAGGTGTTGCTAGTATAGCTTGTTTTGGATTGCTTACTTATTCTAAAGATGCTAGTAACGCATTTGAAGGTGCAGACTTCAGTACGGTAAATAACAGTACGTTTGACACTACAGTTCCTAATACGCTAAACATAACTGCTCAATGGGGAACAGCTAGTGCATCAAATAGCATATATTCTGAAAGTTTCATTCTTAATAAAACGTACTAATGAAAACAGAAAGCAAAACATCACCAACTAGTTCAGGTAGGGGTTGCCTATGCGAAGACGAAACCTACCATATAGACTGCTGTGACGGAAGTCTACAAGCTCAGGGCATCGGTTCACTAGAAGGACAAGGAGACGTAGTACTAACACAAGAGGTAGTAGAGCGTAATATAGTACGTTCAAATGGATAAAAATGCAACAAATAAAAACCAAATAGTTAATAAGTTATGAATAAAAGTGTATTAGACAAGTTAGGCAAGTTTGAAACAAACGTAGAACTTGCTGAGACAAACGTAGAACTTGCTATGTTTAAATCTGTAGCTGAAATTGAAAAGATGTATAATGACATCAAATCTATTTTAGATGAGAATACAAAATATAAAAAGCAAATTCAAGAAGCTGTTACCGCATTGCTAAATAATGGAGGTTCAATGGTAACACGGACTTCTCAATTTATTGATGAAGCAAATAAAACAATTAACGAAGCTAAAGCATTAGGTTTAGAAGCTCCTAAACGAATTTTAGACTTACCTAAATTTGCTCGTGATTTTGACAAAATTGGTAAAGCTCAAATTAAATTTGCCAATACAGCTAGACAAGGATTAAGCTCATTTTAATTAAATAACATGAAAGCAAACGAAGCAATCAAACAAATAAAAACTTTACTCGGTCTAGAGACTGAAGTTAAGTTAGCACAGGCACGTTTAGCAGACGGTACAACAGTTATCGAAGCTGAAGTATTTGAAGCTGGTGCAGAGGTATTTATCGTAACAGAAGAAGGAAACGTTCCTATGCCTGTAGGTGAGTACGAAATGGAAGGCGGTGAGTTAATCCTTGTAGTAGAAGAGGAGGGAATCATTGCTGAAATCAAAGAGAAAGTTGAAGAGACTGAAGAGGAAGAAGAAGCTCCAGCTCCTGAAGCTGAGACAGAAGTAGTAGAGGAAGAGATGAGTGAAGAAACTCGTCAGCCTAAGAAAACTATCGAGTCTATCATCAAAGAAACTCTTTTCTCTGAAGTTGAAAAAATCAAAGCAGAAAACGAAGAACTAAAAGCTGAACTAGCTGCTCTTAAAAATGCTACTGAGTTAAGTGCTGTAGAAGATATTAAGCCTATCCAGTACAATCCTGAGAACGAGCAAAAGACGGAGGTATTCAAGTATGCTAAAAACCGTTCTATGTCATCACTTGACAGAGTATTAAACAAATTGAAATAAATCTTAAATTAAATAAAATGCCAACATCATTAGACATTACAACTACTTACGCTGGGGAATCAGCTGGTAAGTACATTGGTGCAGCGTTATTGAGCGCAAACACTATCGAAAATGGAGGAGTTACAGTAATTCCTAACATCAAGTACAAGCAAACAATGAAGCGTTTTGATAGCACTTCTTTGGTTGCAGACGCTACTTGTGACTTTACTGCTACAGGAGAAATCACTTTGACTGAGCGTGTTCTTGAGCCGAAAGAATTGCAAGTTAACGCTCTTCTTTGTAAGAAAGATTTTCGTTCTGATTGGGATGCGGTTTCTATGGGTTACTCTGCTTATGACAACCTTCCTCCATCATTCCAACAATTCTTAATTGCTCGTATGCTTGGACAAGTTTCTGAAGCTACTGAATTGTCTTTGTGGGGTGGTGCTACTGCTAACGCTGGAGAATTTGACGGATTGTTTACTCAAGCATTAGCTGAAGCTGGTACAGGTATTCCTGTAGGACAGTCTGTAGGTGGTGTTACTGTAGACGCTACTAACGTAATTGACGAAATGGGTAAAGTAGTTGATGCTCTTCCATCTCGTTTGTACGGAAAAGAAGGTTTGAAAGTATATGTTTCTCAAAACGTAGCTAGAGCTTATGTTCGTGCATTGGGTGGATTTGCTGCTGCTGGTGTTGGTGCTGCTGGTACTAACGCACAAGGTACACAATGGTACGGAATGGGGTCAGGTTTGTCTTTTGACGGAGTATCTATCTTTGTTGCTAACGGACTTTCTAACAACCAAATGTTAGCTACTACTACTGATAACTTATTCTTCGGTACAGGTATCTTAAATGATGCAAATGAGGTTAAGTTGATTGATGAAGCTATGATTACAGGTTCACAAAACGTACGTTTCGTTATGCGATACACTGCTGGTACTCAAATCGGTATCTTAGAAGATTGTGTAATCTATGACACTACTCTATAATTAATTAATAAACCAAAGAAGGGGAGGGCGGTCTAACTTCCCTCCCTTTTTTTTAAAAACAAAAAAGATATGGCTTGTGATATTTCAAACGGTAGATTAGAAGCGTGTAAAGACGGAATCTCAGGATTAGATGCTATCTACTTCATTAATTACGGTATTAACTACCCTACAGACGTTACTTTCTCTTCAGCAGTAGGTTTAGAAGACGTTATTACAGATGTAGCTGGTGTTACTGACTTGTACAAGTGGGAGTTGAAAGGTGCTAACTCATTCGAGCAGACTATTCAGACTTCTCGTGACAACGGAACTACTTTCTTTGAGCAAACTATTGTAGCTCAGTTTAAAGTTCTTGACCCTACTACACACAAAACAGTTAAGTTGTTAGCTTATGGACGTCCTCACGTAGTTGTACGTACACGTTCAGGAAGCTACTTCCTTGCTGGTCTTGAGAGAGGTGCAGACGTAACTGCTGGTACTATCTCTTCAGGTACGGCAATGGGTGATTTCAACGGATACAACCTTACACTAACGGCAATGGAAAACATCCCAGCTCCTTTCTTGGACTGTACAGATGAGACTACGTTAGCTGCTGTATTTGGTGGTGCAACAATCGTTACTACTTAAGATACCAATAGATTAAAAAAGAGGGAGGCAATTAGCCTCCCTTTTTTTATTTCAAAACAATTCAGCCTTTTTAAGTTATTAATATATGATAGTAACAACGTCAGCTGCTGAGGTTAAGATATTCAGCTTAGTATTAAAAGACCCTGTAGTCACAAAGTGTGT